TCTGTGTTCTCTTGCTCACAAAAAACCGCCCACCCTTACTTAAATTACATCTCTTGCAACTAGCAACAAGATTGTCATCGCTATCTAATCCACCTAATCGTCTTGGAATCACATGATCAACTGTATCTGCTTCTTGACCACAGTATTGACAGATATGCCCATCTCTCCTAAGTATTCTTTGTCTTATGTTTCGCCATTGTCTGGTCGATCCGCTATCTCTTAAAGCTGATTTACTCAATACCATCCCTTAATCTTATGATGTGCTAAAGCATTACAAGGATTTGAATAACGCTTTTTTATATATTTTAACTGCCAATCAATTTGCTTGTAACCATCAACAGTAGATAACCATTTAGATCTACCTTGAGGAATACCATAATGACTACCATTCTGGGCTTTTGGGTTCCATCTACTTTCCTTAAAATTTAATTCATCTAAACAATAGAATTGATCTAAATCATTAAGCTGTATAAATGCCCACTGACGATAATGATTTGTTTTATCAGCTGCAACGGAATTAGTCTTTTCAAAGCATAAGATCTCAATGAATACAAGGGTGGCAACTAGCGTGCACCTCGCGAGCGACCCCTGCCGGGGCTCGCGTTTCGGCTTTGATAGCCGATGCGATCTAGAGCGTACCATACGTGTCAAATACATAGATAAACTCATTAACATAACCGCAGGTCACAAGGCGTGTCGAAGAAGGGCACAATGTTGTACTGATCTATCCAGTTGTAATCGTAGCCAGCTTCACTCATTTAGTTGCTATCAATTCGCATGTATGACAGACCTGATCTACAAACTGCCATGATCCGCATTTAGTGCATCGGATAACAGGCTCTTGAGTGTCAGTCGCTTCTGCTAAGTTCTTTGTTCCAACGCAGTTACATCTAAGACATTGATAGACCCTAAAGCCATCAGCTGCAGAGTAACCATCAAGCCAAATAAACTCTGTATTGCCTGAGCAGCCATTGCACTTGAACTTCATCGCACCAAGCCAATCTGACTTTTCTTTAATTGAACTGTCGGATAAAAGCCAACTGATGCTAGGAAACATGGAGAGTAAATAGGTCGAGATCCCATCTCCGCATGATTAAACTTAAGGTTGATTGGAAGTGGCACAATTGCTTCAGCTTCATTCCAGATACGCTCAAACCATTTAGACTTCATAAATGGTAAAAGAGCAATTCCATTCTTATGCTCAAGAAACTTATTAACCCAGGGTGTTGGCTTAGAATAAGGTGGGTTCATCCAAACTATGCCATTCCAAGTTTGTGCCAAACCATCGTCATCAATCGAAAAGTGGTTTTTAGCAGGCAACCAATGAACTCCACCTTTAGGAGCTGCAACATCAAGATCAAATTGAATATCTAATTTATCAAAGATCCAGATTGGTGTGTAGTAATCATCTGAATTAGCCACCTTTACCAGCCCATCCGCTTCCCTTGAAAATTGCAGGCACAACTGTATAGACACGCGTTAATTTAAAGCCACATACTTGACAAAGAGGGATTTCGTGCTGCATCGGCAGATCCAATACAATACTAGACCCCTCTCTATCACAAGCGTATTCGTAGTTAGGCACTATGGAATCCTATTGATTGAATGACAGGAATAGCATCGAAGCAGATCGCCCTCATGAAGTAATCTGTCATCGTTGCATAAGTCGCAATGAACTGTCGTTGGCTCTACTTTGATCGCATCGTTTTCAATCGTTGCCATTAATCCAGAGCCATCGATAATTTCTACATAACCCATTTATTCACCCCCTTCCCAAAACCATATTCCGTTAGCTGTGAGTTTATGCCAGCGAGCATCGCATTGTTCTCCTTTAGGTGCAGAGCAAACATAGCCATAATATGGCTTACCAGTTTTGGCAGTTCCCTCTTTTAGAATCATTAAGCCATGTGAGCATTCTTGTTGTTTAGGTTTGTTCTGTATGACTGTTTCGACAACTTCTCCAACCGACCACGCTTTCGGATCAGTTGGTTTGTCATCATCACTAAATGCTTTTCGTAAAGCAGTTTCAATAGTTTGTGAATTACCAGATTTACCATAGAGATTTCTGACTGGTGCATTTTCAACCTTTCTCATATCATCTTTAGTTGCAGTTTTATCAGATCCTTTAAGTAAGATTATTGCGCGACCCAAGCTGGATGTAGCTGTATCCTCGCAATAAAACTTTTTCATATTTGGAATATAAGTTTCCCTAGATCCAAATGCAATGTTAGAAACGGCTGGTGCAGCATCTTTTGCATCTCGCCATAAAGTAGCCTGAACCAAAATGTAGCCTTTCTCGGGATCATGGCTTATGACTGATATGTCTGATCTACCAAGCGGAAAGTTTTGAATAAACCACTTGTTGAGAGTAGCCACATCCTCATAATCCTCAAGATTAAAAGCCATTATTAGTCCTCCCAGTTTTCGTCTTGGACGGCATCAAGCACAGTTTTATAGACAGATCCATAGGCAATAAAATCTTTAATGCTGTCATAGTGATCTGGGGTTTCACTAAGCCTAGAAACCTTGACCAACGCCATACATAATGCAGCTTGGTGTGGTGTGATTGGGAAGTCGAGATAAGCAGACCATAAGCCTGCAATTCGTTTATGGTTGTAATACGGATGTCCATAGACCGCTCCACGCTGTTGGATCGTAGTAATGACCTCATTAAACAGGGTTTCAGTTTTTGTCATAATCAAATACTTCATCAGACTTTGATTTGGAATCAATCATTCGGCGGTGCATATCCCAGCCATCTTTACGACCTCGCCAGTAATAAGTCTGCTTTGCGCTTTCGTGCATTCCATAAGCCCAGATGAATGCAACCATCGTTGCCACCCATAATAGACCAGCTTCTTTTAGTGTCATGTTGCTCCCTTACATATCCACAGGCGATCTGTGAATACACAAAGTATGACCTAAATCAAGGAAGCGTGGTTAATTACTTTCGGCGTGTTTTATAACGATTAGATAAAGCCAAGAGCCTCAACTGCATCGATATGATCATCAATCGTGCGTGGTTGATACTCTGTTTCACACTCCATACGACTTTCCAAGAGCTGTAAATGATCCATCCTTGTTGATCGGAATCAGGGTTGGCGTCATGTTTTTGCCATCCCAGTCTAAAATGACTATGCCCATTTGCCAGTTAGCAATGCCTTTTATGTAAGACGCTTTGGCTTTGTTCATTAAGTTTCCAGTTTCTATGCCGTAAATCGTCCTGTATTGCCCTCCTAAGCCCTCAGAAAAAGATGATAGACCCAATTTATGGGTATGCCCGCAAACTACGCTCTTACCGACCTTTTTAGCAAGATTTAAGGCAGTCAAGCCTGCATTGGGATTTGCATTACTTTCGTCCCCATGCGCTAATATCCAATTTTTTTCAAACTCATAAAATGATTTGTGGAAGTTTATGCCTAGACTGTCGAAGTCCATAAATTTGGCGTATTGCAACTCTGGGAGTGAAAGCATTCCTGGCACTTTTAGAAGTGTGTTGTAAAGCCGATCTGTGTGGTTTGATCTAACAATGTGGGCTTCTTTAGCGTTTTCGGTTAATGCCCAAAGGATCTCTTGAGTAGCTGTGCGATCTTGATCAAGGGTCTGCTGATAAGCCAAAGGTGTTTTTTCAGCCCATCGAGAAATGGTTTGAAAGTCAATCTCATCGCCAACACATAAAACGCTGTCAAACTTTTCACGCCTTGCCAGTTTGATGACATTCTTGACAGCTGCTTCATGGTGGTAAGGAATTTGCAAATCACTTATTACTAAGTAACGCTTAATCATCATCCTCTTCGTCAGTTGGATCTATGGAAGGAATGATCCCGCCATCGCCTACGATCCAATCAGGGAAAGTCTTATGTTCAGTCATAAGCCAGAAAGCGTGTTCAGGCGTAAATCCTGCTTTTCTGGCTGCTGTATAACAAGTATGCAAAGCCAAGTAATGTTGATCGATCTTACTTAATGGCTCAGGAGATTGGCGAACGACGCGACGATTGATCTTTTTGCGTTTGATAGGTTTTCGAGTGTTCGCCATAATTAAAATTATGACTTACTGATTA